GTACACTCGTTATTGGCATAGTTACGTGCCATCGTCAAACAATTGAACGGATGGACAAAGATTTCGCCATGATCTTCGTCAATTACAATCCAGAATTCCATCACTCACTCTCCCTTTCCGAATTATACGCGCCCTCATTCCGAATCAGCCGCGCTAAATGCGGAGATTGCTATACAGTTATACATCATAAATGTAGCTTTTCTGCGTAAATATGTATATGAATGTATACTTTTCTACACAATGTGTATATGAATGTATACTTTTCTGTGTAAATGTATACATATAGCTATAAATATATAACTTTGTATACTTTATCGGTCATTAGCGATCACCTCCACTACCTTGTATAACGCCACGCGCCATACGAGACCTCAGCTTCTCAATGTTAAAGATGGCAATGTCCTCTAGCTTAATGCCTTGGTCAGCCGCCATGTTAGCTAAGTTCCAAAGCACGTCACCTAACTCTGATATCACCTTAGTACGGTCAATGTCTACTGCATCCCCACGTAGGAGAGGCTTGACAAACAAGTCAGCGGCCTCAGCAGATTCAATCATCAGGGACGTTACAGGGTACATAGGGTCAGTGTAGATTGCTGTCTCCTGTGCTAGCTTTTGATAATCATTAAATTCCATTGTCAACCTCGTCAACTGCTTCAATCATTCTGTCCAGATACCACTTAGCTTTCTTCAGATCCTGCGCTGGGTGTTCCTTGTAGCGCCACCTGTGAAGATACTTCAGCGCGTTGCCCTCACAGTATTCAATAAACCCCTCACCCAACTGTTGCTTGATATAATCAATGGCTTCGATACCGCCTGTGTTGTAGTGCTTAGGTTTAGTTACTGCATCCCACTGCTCTGGTGTTGCGTCATTCAATCTCGTCATCGTTGTATATATCCTCTACTTCTAATTCATCTTCAAGATAGTCACGTTTAGCTTCAATAAAATCTTCAAACCTATAAACTAAATCCTCTGAACTGATCTCTAATACCTCAAGCAAGTCAATCTCAGGCAACTGCTTTAGCTTATCACACAGATCTTTGAATGTCATGACATGTCCTTACCGTACTTACTACGTAGATAGTTAATCGAGACAGGTAGCTCATCGAAACTTCCATCATCTACCTCATTCAACATCCAGATACCTGACCAACTACCATTGGTTTGTGGGTTCAGATACTCCTCATCATGCTGGTAGAAGATCCCTGCAAACAACCCAGTGATACTCTTACCGTCTGCACGTCTTGCATAGCCTATGTCACGGTCTTGCACATGGCCTTGCACACAGCTCATCATCTTCTTCTGCAACATTAGCTTTGCATTCGTTACAGGTCTACCCATCACACCTGAACAGAAGTAGTGACAATATGCTATACCATCAATAATGATAGGCTTTAGGAACGGTACAACCTTCCAGCCCATCTCAGGCAACATCAGGTCATCGTAGCTCATTAGTCCTTCGAGTTTAGCATCGGCCTCTACAGCTCTCTCAATGCGTTGCTCGTGGTTGCCTAACAAGAACACCATCTTAGGAGTCCACAGCTTCTTCTTGTTGATGCGGAGGCGCTCACGCTCTGCTCTGATAGGCTCTAAGAAGGCCAACATAGCGTCAATACCTGCCTCTACATCCTTGGTGTAGCGTCTACCTTCAAAGCTCTTCTTACCTACATCGTAGCTTGACAGGCTTGGCATGTCCCAGTGGTCGCCTAAGTGAATAATTACATCAGGCTTCTTCTGTGCGGCATACTGTCCTGCCCATCGAAGGTGGTCGTGATTACTGTCAGGCTTAACCTGTGTGTCTGGAATGATAAGATGTTTCATAACAGATCCTCTATCGGTAGAAGGTATCCTACAGGTATTGAATAGCTATCTGATCTATATATTATACCGTTCTTAGGATCTTTAGCGCCCTTCTTTCTGAATACTGCTTTACTATAATACTCTTCTCTAGGAACGTAACCACACACGTATAGTTTGTTTTGGTCTTTGTTGTATCCTGAGAAGATATACATATCACACTTTTGGTGTGTTGAAGACTTCATTATGTTGCAATCGAATGAGGGCTGTGGAGCCATGCGAGAAGAGAAAGTCTTAACGTCTACTGTTCTACCGTCCTCTAGCACCATATCGTAGTCTTTGTTTGACTTGTGCTGGCACTTAAGCAGGTCTCGAACAACAACCTCACCAACAAAACCAACAAAGTTCCTCTGTCCAGACATAACACTATTTTTGATTGCTCCCATCTCGGTTGCCAGCCTTTTTGCCTCTTTAAGCTGATCGGTTGTGGGTTGTATTGTAATCATTACTTGTGCCTCCACTTACTTGGTAAGCTCTCTGGGGTGTAGTACGTGAAACCGTTTTTATCTGCCCATTCTGCCATCGTAAACTTAGTACCGTCCGCTCGTTTTCTTGCAAACGGCATTGCAGTTTTTGGATTTTGGAATACAAATACAAGTTCATGCACACACTCAAGATCAACAGTACGATTAAGAGAGTCTCTAATGTCAACATACTTCTTAGCCTCGTTCCTATCTCTGAACCTTCCCTTGACTTCGATGTAAGTTAAGATCTCCTCTTCCTTATCGTAGTATACAAAGTCAGGTTCATAAGTTCTACGCTGTATGTACGGTATACGTTCTGTGTGATACTGACACTGCCTCAACTCTTTAGATAGGTCAAACTCTAGCCAACTATCAAATCCCTTCGGAACATTCTTCCTCGTTCGCTTCTTCATTGACCTCTTCCTTGGTTGGTGGTGTCCATATCTGACCCTCATACCGTCTTAGCCACAATAAGATACCGTTCTCTACAGCTCTCTCTTCACTACCCAGTTTCTCAGCACAGACTTCAAACATCTCTCGCTCTGTCTTGCCTTCCAATAACTTCTTGGCTGTAACTGGGCCAATTCCCTTGACTCCAATGATGTTGTCAATGCGATCACCAGTAAGAAACTGCATGTAGAAGTTGAGCATACCCTGCGTAGCGCTGACATAATACTGTTGCTTCTTGACAAAGTTATAGTGCCATCCCTCAACTTGGTCAAAGTCTTTGTCAATGCTGACAATGAAACACTTATATTTACCAAGCTCTGTCGCACGTATTGCAATAGCATCATCAGCTTCCTGACCCTCTACAAGTTTACCTCCAATCTCTAGCATGTACTCTCGCAGTTCATCATAGTGTACAGGACGTTTGCCTGTTCTGTTTCCCTTGTAGCGCTCTGTGACTGCGTAGTCATTCCTAAAGTTGGTCTTACCTGTAATGAACAGTTCAAAGTCTTCACTCTCTAACTCATGACAGATGGTCTCAATGGTCTCGCCCAACCTATGTCGAGCGAGTCCAAAGGGTTCATCGTCGTAGGCGAACCCCACCCTATAGGTGAGGATGTCGCCATCAATCAGGAGTTTCACAAAGCTTCCTCAGTCATCGCTACAGGCTCAGGAGAGTATTCGATCAAGTCAGTTAGCTGAAGACCACCAATCTTAATCCCTACAGCCCAACCACTGCGCTTGGTAGGCGCGTGTGACCACTCATAAGCTTCTGCTTTGACATTAGCTTTTGATCCGTTCGCTACCATACCCTCGTAAACGCCACCATCCTTGGTGTAGGCTGTGATAGGAAACCTAGCTGACTTAGCTGTGATGAAGTAGCCACGGTCATCACCTTTTGTACGGACATTTACGCCGATGTCCTCAAGCGTTGCCACTTGGTCATCACTCAACTGGCACAAGTCAACCTGATACTTGCCTGACATTGTGTTAGGTTGATTCAACGATGCCCAGTAAAGAGTAACGTTGTTTAGATCTACTGGTACTTTATTCATAAGTATTCTCCGTTAATGTTTCTATAGAAACTTTCAAACTACAGCGTATATTATACAGGAATTTTGCCTGTTTGTCAATGCGTATCATACCAACTATTACCAATCTTAGACTCAGCGTCTACGCGCACTCTGAATCCTAGAAGCTTCCCTGCTTCAGTGGCTGACTCTTCCATAATCTTTGCCACGTGTTCTGCTACATGTTCCTTCACCTCCATCTGTATCTCGTCATGTACAAACGCTACCTGCTTTACACAGTGTTGTATAGCAGATCTGCGAAGCCTCTCGTGAATCAAGACACACCACTTCTTAGCTATGATTGCTCCACAGCTTTGCAGGAGCGTGTTAAGGGCGGCTCTTTCTGATCGGATGTGCAATCTTCTGCCGTCAAGTCCTTTGATTGTTCCTGCTGTTGCAAGCTGTCCCACCAGCGTCTGGAGTTTTCTAAGCTTTGGCGTGTTCGCGTAAAAGTTCTCAAGTATCTGTTCACCTTCTTCGTATCCTCCTCCAACAATTGATCCTATCTTTGCCGCACCTGCACCATAGAGCGTAGCGTAGATCATAGTCTTTGCCATGTTGCGCTCTGGTAACCCTGCCGCTAACTGGTTCTTGGTGTGGATGTCTCCGTTTAATAACTCGTCTGTCCACTCATCATCCTGCATGTAGTGTGCTAAACAGCGCAACTCAATACCACTCAAGTCACAACCTACAAGCTTGTAGCCTGACGGTACAGTCCACAGACTGCGGCACTCTATACCATACGGACTATTCACTGAAGGTATCTGTCCCATGTTAGGACTGCTGTGTGTCATACGACCAGTAACAGCACCGTTGCTAATGACTCGACCGTGTACTCTGTTGTCGTCACGTGCGGCATCAATCCAACTGCTAATCAAACCCACGCGCTTCTGCAACATCAGGTACTCAGACACTAGCTGTGCCTCTGGCAGATCTATCTCAGCGAGTGTGCCTTCATCCACTACAGGTCTGCCTGTCTCTGTAACACGCTTCCACTTGACGCCAAGGCTCTCAAGGCGCTTCGCTACCTGCTGTCGAGAACCCACATTAAACACCTCGACATGATCCTTGAGTTGCTTGCCTGTCTTCTCAGACCAGCGCTCAGTAACGATAGGTGGAAACTTCTCTTGTAGCTCGTGCTCGATGTCGGCCATACGAGCCTTCAGATCAGTCAGCAGAGTAGTAGCCTCACGCACATCCAACAAGAAGCCGTTGCGCTCTTGCTTGCAAGTCTGTATTGCTGTCTCGTGCTCAAGCTTAATGCTCTCGTCAGAGAAGTTCATGGACTTCATCTCACCAGATAGATGATTATACAAATCCCAAGTAAGATCAACATCACGTTTACAATACTTGACCATCTCATCAGTCAAACCCCCATCAAAGTCAGTAAAGTCTATCTTGCCATCGTCACCACGCAGACGTTGACCCCATGCCTTAAGTGAATGTCCACCCTCAATGTCAGGGCGGTAGAGTCGAGACAAGACAAGCGTATCAATCACCTTCGAAGGGTATAGGAGAATGTCCCACACCTTACGCAAGACAGGAGCATCAAAGCCAATGCCGTTGTGCATTATCACAGGGGCATTATCATCAAGGTACTGCTGAAAGAAAGCAAGGTTACTGTTTTCTTCAGTCCACACACGTAGGCCATCAGCCTCTGTGCGTGTCACAGCACACCAGATGGTGTCATGCGCTCTGTTTGTCTCGATGTCTAATACAATCACAAGCTATCCTCTAAGTCGTGTTCGCTCATTCTACCAGTAGCAAGATCATAAAGCAAGTCGCAAGCCTTACCTGTCAGTCCGCTGAAGCGATTCTTCAGTACACGCACGTGTGTAGTGTTACGAATGATAGGATCATCAGCTTGACCGTTACGCTCAAGTCCTAAGACCATGTCGCTCAACTGTGCAATCGAGCCACTACCACGCAACTGTGACAGACTGGTAGCACTGCCTTCTTCATGGCCTTTGCCGTCAGGTCTCTTCAGGTGGCTCACTAGAAGCAGTGAGATGCCTGTTTCCTGCACTAGCATACGTAGCCTCGTCATTATCTCATCAATGGCTTTACGCTCGTCACCAGCGCCCTGTGCAGACACGACAATCGAGACGTGATCCAAGAAGACGTATTTGCATCCAAGACCCTTTGAGAGATAACGCACACGGTTAATAATATTATCGACACTTGTGCTACCAAAATGATCGAACAGGTAGAGACGGTTTGTTCCCAAAGTCTTTTCATAAGCCTCAATCTTTTCCTCGTTAGTTGCCTCACAGTCAGGTAAATGCAGTGGCTTGTTAGCGGCCAGTGACATGATGCTCAAGCCTGTTCTGCGAGTACCTTCCTCAAGAAACAACAGCCCCACGTTATCTTCAGTCTTTTGCAGTATGTGCCACACAATCTCACGCACAAACTGTGACTTACCTAGTCCACTACCTGCTGTGATGGTAACTAACTCACCCAAACGGATGCCGTAGGTTAGCTTGTTAAGACCATCAAAGGGATACATCACATCGCTCTTCTCGACAGGGGCCATCACAAGGTCGAAGAGTGTACTGCCTTGAATGATGCCGTCTGGTACAAACTGATCTGCACCCCACCAAGCGTCACTAAACTCTTTGCCTAAGTTGTCAACAAGGTAATCACACGCATCTTTGATAGGTACGTTATTAATGCTCTGGCGGTGACGCATCACACGAGCCTTAGATCCGAACAGCTCAGCTACTTCGTTCGTTGCCTTCTGTCCTGCCTCATCATTGTCAAAGCAGATCACAATCGAATCAAAGCTGTCGAGCCACTCGTATTCCTTCTTGCAATCCTTCAGTGCAGAGGCCGCACCGTTGCGGATAGACACGACAGGCCACTTAGACCCTAGCATCTGATATGCGGCAAGCGCATCAAGTTCACCCTCGACAACAGTAACAAACTTGCCACCCTTCTTGAACAGGTGCTGTCCATACAGAGTCGCTTGCTTCCACTCGCCATTGATGCTGAAGATCTTATCAGGGGTCTTGATCTTTTCAGCTACCAGTGTGCCTGTATGGTCACGATACTGAAAGACGTAATTATTGCCGTCAGTAACACAACCGAAAGTTCGGCATGTCTCAGCACTGATATTGCGTGACGGTATCGACCTGAAGTTACCATCACTCTTAGGTTCAAACTTAACAACTGTGCTCACAGTAGGCGCTCCCACGTTATCTACTTTCTTTCTGGTTTGACAAACGAAACAGTGACTCCACCCTTCTTCGTTGATTGCTCGACCGTCACTGCTACCGCAATCGTCACAGCTAATATGTGTTTCTATAAAGCTCATCTGGATTGCTCCTCAAAATCAATTTCATTCGCTTAAAAGCGTTTGCTTTATGTGGGTCACGACAATGATCCTCTAGTAACTCTAAGAATCTGTCGAGTGGCATATCTTCAGCAACACGAGCGGCATCCATAACAGTATGGTAGCGATGTGCCTCAAGTAAATCCTCAAAAACATATTCATCCATAAAATATCCTCTAAAGAGTTTCTATAGAAACTTTAGTTGGTAAAGTTAAAAACATAATTAATAATCAACTCTACCAAACAACGTCATACTATATAGTATACAGGAAAAAACAAGACCTGTCAAGACTCAAGTGCAAATAAGTCATCAAGATCATCATACCTTGTGTCGAGTTCGACATGATCTTGTTCTGTCAAGAGATCGTCACGATCAATAGTGTGAATACTTCTCTTGACATAGCTGTAACAGTGATTGCACATATCTACAAACTCACTGCTGTCAGCATACTTTCTAGTGGCCTCAAAGTCGCTTAAACCTTCATTACAAATTACGCATCTCATTATAGTTCCCCTTCAAATTGATACTCTTCTAACGCTTTGTCAAACAGCTTGAACAGTAACTTACCTGCTTTTTCTGGGTTACCCTCAACCCAAGCCTCGAAAACAGCATCTGAATGGCTATCAAACTCTGCCAAATTACTGTAGTAATAATCACCGATGAACACTTCCCAGCGCTTACTAGCTTTAGTTCGCATCAAATCAATAAAACCAAATTCAGCACAATCGTGACAAAGTACAGTATCATCGACGCTGTTGTGCTCACATTCTCTGCAAAGTTCAGTATTGCTCATAATATTCTTTCCTTTATTCATTCCAATCACCAGAAACCCAAGCGCATAATACCACACAAATAAGCGCTCCCACAAGTGCCGCTTCAAAACTCTCAACGATCATATAAAGTCTCCAGAAAATTGTTATCGACATTCTTCCACGTCATGGGGCGACCTAATTTAAGCCAGTCAAGGTTTTTTTGTGTGTAATAATTACGATATGCCACCTCAGTATCATCATCCTTGCACTCGTCAGGCATACACTGTGGCGGTGGTGTGAAACAGATATCAGGAATGCCTTTAGGAGCCTCTGAGAGCGCCTGTGAGCACTTTTGCCATGTCATGTGTACCTTACCATACCTTTCGGTGTATTCGTCTGAGAGGGCCTCTAAGAGCCTGTAAAGCCAATTGTACTGATAACGACCTGACCGAGCCCAAATAGCACTAGGGTGGTTTTTGTGCGTCATCTTGTATGGTGCAGTGCTACCGAGCATGTGGTGTGCAGTGCTCAGTAGTTGTGCCGTTTCTATTATCATCTTGATGACGTGAACATCGCAGTGCATCTTAGCGCACACGAAAGTGTTTCTGTGCAAATAGTATACATTCAATGGTTTATTCCTCGTCACAGTAGTTTTTGAGTAGATCTTCAAGAGCCTCTGCCGCTAAGCCATAGGCAAACTTTTTCCCTGTAAAGTAAGGGTCCTTTATGCTTTTCTCGGACTTAGCACTTACTTTCTCAAGCTCTCGGAAAGTCCTAGCTTGATTCTCCACTAAATACTTGAGCATATTGTAATTCGTTTTCATGCGACCACCTCATTCGTATCTGGTTCAAATAGTTCGGAACAGTACTGTACTAAATAACTACGTTGGCCGTTGAGAGCGCGTAGCACTAAATCCTCATCGGCATAGACGTAATATGCACCATCGCGTTTCTCAATATCAAGCGCATTGGCTCGACATTGTTTTAAGGTGGCCTGTAATTTTCTTTTAGGCATAATTGTAGACTTTCTGGGTTCAAGTACTTTTTCTAGCATGTCAAATCCCCTTAATATCCTAGAACAAAACCAGCGAAGGCAAAGCCTCCAACAAAAACGAACAATGTCACTGTAACAGTACCAACAACAATGTCAAGCAATCGTTCACGTTTCAACACTTCAAGCTTTGTTGCGCCTGTACGTTTCATACTGACCCCCTTAATAACTCGGCATGGCTAAGGCACCCAGCAAGAGCATGGGAGCCAGTAAAGCCAGACCAAAGCCCCCAATAACCATCAGGGGCTCGATTGAATAGTGATAACCACCCACCAACAAACTGACGCACACTAGAATCAGGGCGAGCACAGCGAATACAAATGTTTCAGCGTCTTTATTCATGTTAAGCCCCCTTTGCTTCGTTAAAGAGGCGCTTACTGAGCGATCTGAAAACTGACCACCTAATGATTTCTTTGGCTAGATCAACGATAGCGTCGTCCATATGACAGTATAATCTTCCGTTTGATGCCCTGTTATTATATATGGCGTTGTTACAGTCTTCGAACAGCTCGTAATTCTCGAAGCGAATCATCCCCACCAGTTCCCATGCCTCATCGTAAAAAATACGGTGTGGGCTTTCATCTGCACACTTGAACGCATAGTCTGTAATCTCTTTGTATTGTGCAGATGTATGGTGCTCGGCTGTGCCGGAATAATTGGCTGTTAGGTTTTCGATGTACTTGACAAAGTTTTGGTAGTTTTTCATGTGTCATATCTCCAATTTAGTTTTCGTTACTGGCTCACCCAGTGGGGCCAAACTAGCACACTCGCGACCGATCTTGCAAGTGTGCTAGTGTGGGTCACTAGGCTACCTCTGCCTCTAGGAACTCGACCGCGCTCTGTGCGAGCTTGCAAGCTCTGACGATGGCGCGTTTGTCGTCTTTGAGCGCTCGCTTCCAATTGTTCAGATACTTGGCATGGTCTTCGCGTGGCTCTTTAGTCACGCCCAGTTTGACGCATAGGAAGGCTGAACCGATCTCTGCTACCAACTCTTCCTTTGCGTACTCAGTAGAACCAAAGCCACCGTCACGCAAACGATCTAAGCGGTGTTTAGCGCCTGTCCAGTGAGTCAGCTCGTGGAGCACTGTGCTGTAGTAACCATCGGTAGACTTGAACGCCTCACGCTTGGGCAGACCGATCATGTCACGCGATGGGATGTAGAAAGCGCTTGTCTGATTGTGGTCGATGTGGGCTTTGGTGCGAGCGATGAAATGGTCCGCAATCGCTACCTTGTCGGCACCATTCGGCAGTGACTCGACAGACTCTGCCTCGTAGCCATCAACCTGCTCAGCATTGAACACGGTGTAGTATTTCAGCATGGGGATCTTTTTGATCTGTCCGGTTTCCTCGTCGGTCTTCTCTAACAGCTGGAAGTAGACAATCTGAGTTCCTCGCTCGCCTTTGCGTACCTGAGCGCCTTTTGACTGCCATGCTTTGTATGTGCCCCACTCAATGCTTGAGCGCTGTTCAGCCCATAGCAGTAGGACATTGATGCCGGTGTATGCCTTGTCGCTGGACATGCTGATAGGGAAGCCAGAGCCATTACTGTCTGCCCATGGCTTGGTCCAGTCTGTGCCATGCTTTTCCATCAGATCCAAGATGCGAGCTGTTACGTCTTCGTAGATATCAAATTTCTGTTTCTGTTTCATGTCGTGATCTCCTATTAGTTCGCGTATACCGTGATAGTACCGTTATCGTACCACTCATAAACTAGACCGTGTTTGTCTAGTATCTTCTCGATGCGAGGATCGACCTCTGGAAGCTCGCTACCGAACTCGCCGTAATAGTCAGCCCAGATGATGGTCTCGCCTTCCCACTCGCCTGTAGTGGCGTTGTATTCTTGGTATTGGTTGTTCTCTGCTGAGATGACAAACCATGTGTGTGCGCTATATACGCCCTGTCCGAAGTGCATTACTGGCGCACCGATTGCCTGTAGTTCTTTGAACGCTCTGTCTGCTCTGATTTCTGGTTTCATGTCTGTTGCCTCTAGTTGATAATGATTCTCGTTTGCGTTTTGGGGCGTTCCCTCTGCCCACCTGTTCAGATTACCATAACCGCTATGGAATGCAAGCATTTATCTACATTTATTTATGCGCGCGTACGCGTAGCAAGAGCCGTGCCAACTTTTCAATTAGCTCGAATAAAAATGTTTTGATGTCTAGACATAGCCCATCACTATCGTCGCTGAGAGAGCCATTTAGACGCCTTGTAGCGCATCATTCAATAGCACTGTAGATCTATCCAGTGTTGACATTATCTTCTGAGTGTGCATATCGGCTGAGATAACCAGGGACTATATAGG